CTTAGCTTGAGGTAGGGATTTAGAAAACGAACTTAAAGATATCAAAAAGGATCTGAAAGAACAAAATAAAGATCTAAAAGCCATCAATGCTAATTTAAGATATGATAGTTCTAACCTTGATTTATGGAAGGTCAAAACAAAATAAAATAAAATAGCATTTTACAAACAACTAAGAAAAGGATTAGATACACAAAATCTTGAACTAGAAAAAGCTAAGAAAGCTGTACAAATTGGTGACATGAGTACAGAAGAGTTTAATAAGTCTCAAACGTAATGTTCCAATATACTGAAGCTGAACTTGCCAAATTAATAATGAGTTTGGAAACCAATGACAAGATTAAGAATTAAGCAATGCAAAGTTCGATAAGATTGGTAAACTTGGGTCTACCTTAACAAAATCGGTCACTCTTCCTCTCGTAGGTGCTGCAACAGCACTAACTGCCTTCGCAGTAAAACAGCATATGCTGCAGATACCATTGGAGATACTGCACAAAAAATAGGATTAACAGCAGAAGCATTTCAGGAATGGAATCATGTCGCAACCATCATGGGGACATTCAACAGAGAGTTTTAAATAAAGCATTCATTAAGGTTAATGGTATCTTAGGTGATATTGCGACTGGTAATGCAGATAAAGTTGTAGATAGCCTTGATTTGATTGGATTATCTGTTGATGATCTAAAAGGTAAGAATGCTGATGAGGCATTTGATATTATTAGTGAAGCTTTAAGTAATGTAGAAGATGAAGCTTTAAGAGTTGGTGTGGCCAATGAATTCTTTGGGGAGAAAATAGGAACTGAACTTATACCTATTCTATCAAGTGAGATATCTACTATTAGAGATTTTAAGGACAAGAAGCAAGAGATCTTGGCATTGTCACTAATGAACAAGCAGCACAAGCGGGTGAGTTTACCGATGCACTAGATAGAACGAAACAAGCCTTATCTAAGTTTAGGTGTCGATATCGCAGCAACCATGATGCCTATCTTGCAAGCATTAATCATTAAAGTAAGAGATGAAATTATACCTGTAGTCAAAGATTGGGTCGTTAAATGGAATGATTTAGATTCAAGTACGAAAAAAATAGTATTAACACTTATTGGACTTGTTGCAGCAATCGGACCAGTCCTTTCTATTGTCGGTAAGGTAGGACCGCTCTTGAATATTGTTGCCATGACACTCAAAGGAGTCGGCTCTGCCGGGCTTTTTGCTGGTGCAGGCATAAACTTCGCTACCTTAGGTATTGGCGCGCTAATCGCCATTTTAGCGATGGCACTCATGCAAAGTGAGGAGTTTAAAGCACTGCTGGGTAGACTCATGGAAACTTTCATGCAACTCTTACCACCGATTTTATCCATTGTTGATGCATTAATGGTGGCACTTCAACCCGTGCTTGATGTAATCATTGATCTTGTTGTGATGTTAGTTGATTTATTAGTGCCTATTTTTAGACATCATTTTAATGCCTTTGATTATGCAAGTCGGCATGTTTGCAGAAATACTAGGTATGCTCGCACCACTGATTACAGTATTGGGACAGATTTTACAAGCTGTTTTAGTTCCTGCTATTAAGTTATTAAAGAAAGTCTTAGATCCAATTTTAAAAGTTGTTCAAAAAATCATTGAGTTCATTCAGAAAATATTTGAATGGATTGGTGACCTACCCTCTAAGATAGGTGACTTTGGAGGTAAGATTAAAAATGTATTTGGAAGTGTTACTGAAGGTATCAGTAACATTGCATCTAATGTGACAAGTGGTATTAGTGATTTTGCAGGTAAAGCTGCTGATAAAGTGGGTGGTTTATTTGGTAAGGTTGGAGGATTCTTTAGTGATACATTTAATTTAAAAGGATCAAGTACAGTCAAACAACTCAAACTCGAATTCAACCTCTAGTAACACAAATAATATTACCATCAATACAACATCTCCAACATTCGATATTGATTCTATCAATCGAGCACTAGGAGGTAATGTCATTTGATTAGACAATTTTATTTAGAAATGAATATGGTGAGATCTATTACTTCGATCATCGAAGCCAGACAATCATCACACAAGCTAGTGGACTCGGATTTGCTTTAGATATTAAGTTATTTAGAGTATAACCGCATCTATGCAAAATCTGAGTATCAAATACCGCTTTCTGAAATCAGTGAAACACTGGTCTTTTTAAGAGGCTATCAAGGCTATAAAGCATTTGTGGACTATTTATCAAAATCAAAGAAAGAACACAAACTGTTTTACATCACACCTGCATTTAAAGCCTATACGATTGTGGATGTATCAAGTCTATCTAAAGCTGAACTTGTAAGTGGGACTATTCAAAGTCAGATTATCTTTAAAAAGTTATCGCTTTGGATTAAAGAAAAAACATATGAGATTATCGCTAATGGGAGTAGTTATGGGAAAGTTTATCCTTATCAATATCCATTCATTTATGCGAATTCATATCAAGGCATTACAAATATCACGAATCAAGGGTTAGATGAAGCACCACTCAACATTGAGATCTATGGTGCTTTTTTACGAAATCCAAGAAATTAACAATAAAAAAGAACGGACATATTAATTCAAAGATTAAAACTATACGTTGAATCTGAAGATGCAACACTAACGGTTATATCAAATCCAAGTGAGCAAGTGATTACAATGATAGAAAATGGGACCATTTATGATGTTTATGGTATGCAGGATTTTGAAGCGGATAACTTTTTATTTGTAAGTCATGGAGATTATGAAGTTGAGTTTAAACCTGGTGTTAGTTCAAGAACGGTCTGTAGGATTACACTTTTTGAAGGTTATGTAGGGATTTGATATGAAAGCCATATTTCTAGATCGAAAGACACTTTTCTATAAAGACTATGCTCCGGTAGGAAATGAGTATGAAATCATTCAAGATATGGTTTTGATTCAACGTTCAAGTTTTAAGTTGAATAAAACCAATATTGAAACTTCAATTGGAGATATAGTTATTGCAAAAACCGATGTATTTTCTTATATTGGCATCTTAGAAAGCATCGAACAAAAAGATGATCATACAACGATCATTAGAACACTAGACTTTAGAGAGATCTTTAATCTAGATATTTTAGTGCATAGTTATTCTGGTGACTTGATTGATTATCTTTATCAACTCATCTCATCAAATTTTAAAACAAACCAAGACACATTGCAAAATCTAGATTATTTAACGATTCAAAAAGAAGCTAGTGTAACAGGTAAACTAACATTTGATGCTGATAAAGTTGAAAATATTTCGAAGATATTTGAACTGGTTTCAAAAAGCTATGGTATCAGCTTTCAAACAGAAGTCGTTTATCTAAGAGGAAGAATCACCAATATACTATTTAAGATCATAAATATTCAAGAAGGACTAGTGATGAAAAGTAATTTTTCATCCATTTTAAATGTTGAGACCAATGATTCATCAAGCCAGGTCATCAATAAAGTCATTAATTATCCAAGAAGTGATAATCAACTCCATACTTCAAGTATAATATTTTATTTGTTAACAGATGGCAATATCACAACAGATGTGAATCATAACTTAAGATATCAAGCAGTCATGACAAAGACATTTATTTATAGTGATCAAGAATATGAATCACTAGAAACAAAAGCGAGAAGTGAGATGGTGACATCTAAACTTGATCACCAGATCACATTTAACCTAGATTTAAATAATCAAGTATTTATCCCTTTTAAAAACTTTAACCTAGGGGATTATATTTCGTTTAAACATAAGAAAAAGACCTATGACACCGTTGTTACGGGGTTAGTATTTAAAGATACATTAAAAGTTGCAAAAGTGACACTGGGTGAATACCGAGTGAAACTGACTGAAAAAGTTCAGTTATTAAGTAAAGCAAAAGTCACAACAAGTCAGTCATATATCAATAACCAATACAGATTTAGATGGAGGAGAATTTTAATGGGGATACAAAAAATAACTTTTGAAGGTGCCAATATCACTGCAAAAATCGATGCAGATTTATATCATTTCTTTCATCATTGATGTGGGTATCTTAAAAGGTTTGAAAAATGAATGTTCAATGACTTTAGCTAACAATACAATTACATTTCAAGATGGCTATATATCTGTTTATGGCAGAGTAGTTTATATCGAAAACCAAACAACGATTGGTATAACACCAGATTCAAGTAAAAAGTGGTTATGTCATTTTAGGTATCAATACATCAACCAACGAAGTGAACTTATATTTAAAAGAACAAACAAATGGATATCCAGCACTAACACTTACAAACTTAATTAATCATGATGGGCTATATGAGTTTGTATTATGCGCTTATACAAAAACAACAAACCTCAGTAACTATAAATCAGGTTTATCAAAGGAGGTTTATTATAAGCCACCAAACGATTATTAATGATCTAGAACAAAAATTATTAAACAGATACACACCCCAAAGAAAAACATTAACTAAAGTATCAAATGGTGTTTATCGCTTTTTTGGAACAAGCTCAAATGAGCTTAGAGAAGCATTAGTTTATGTATTGATTAATAACACAACAGTAGTTAGCTTTCCTGGTGATAGTTTATTTATTCATATTGGATCCAATAGAAATGTGAGCTACCGTTATGCCGGTAGTGATTATTCGTTATCAGTTGTTTATGAAGAAGGTGTTGTCACACTATCATGTGGTAATTCGAGTCTTAACATTACATCAGTTTATTTAAAAAAATAGGAGGATTTACATGGCAACAATTCAAATTAAAAAGAAGAACATCTGCAGGCATAGGACCGCTTGTTGGAACAAGCGGTAGTGTAAAAGCTGGTGAACCATTAGTTGATTTTAGTGGAGAGCATCTCTATATTGCTAAAGCTGATAAAACAGCTTCAGTATCTGTACCACTTGCAGATAGTGATTATTTAAAAATACCATCGACAAGTAAAGTCGATACACAAATTAATACAAAGATAACAGCTTTAGGCTTAGGAACAGTAGCAACTAAAAACACAGGAACAGGTAATGGCAATGTGCCAATCCTTGATTCGAATGGGAAACTAGCAGATAGTGTTGTTCCTAAGATTGCGATGACCAATACCTTTGTGGTTGCGTCACAGTCTGCCATGCTGGCATTATCAACCGCACAAGAAGGTGACGTTGCGGTTAGAACGGATTTAAATAAATCGTTTATATTAAAGTCATCCCCTTACTCAACGCTTGCTAACTGGCAAGAACTACTTACACCTACCGACTCTGTAACAAGCGTTAACGGATCAACGGGTGCAGTATCCGTTACGCTTGCTGGTTTAGGTGGTGTAGCCTCATCAACTTATAACAGCCATGTTTCAAGTAATCTACATCTAACCTCAACACAACGGATTATTCTTGCAAATATCTTAAACTCAAGGGTCATTAGTAATACGGGAACTACATTTATATCAACCCAATCTGGATATGATAATGCAGTTATTGAAAATGGATTAAAACTTTATCAGTCTGTTGATACCAATTATACGCCTCAAATGATTAAATACTCACTAGGTATCGATGCTAGTAAAGTTTTACAACCATCATCTATTATTGATGGTGGCACATATTAATGGCAATTATCAGGGTTAAAAGAGGTACAACTAAACCCACGACTTCACAACTTAGTTATTTAGGTGAACTAGCCTTTGATTATAACAATCAAACACTCTATGGCAGAACACCATCATCAGTTGTCAAAATTGGCGGAGAGATGGAACTTGTTATGCATATGAAGGTTATGGTTATACACATACACTAAGTTATCCATTTGATTCAGACTATATTTACAAGTTGCATATCATTTCTTCGACATCTGGCACATCAACAGATACTTCTGATACTTATTTTTATTATAGGACAGGTTCTTCATCAACCATGACTGGCAGTTATTTAAACTATTATGCAAGTACTGAAAGCAATACTTACCAAACGAGGAGCGGAAGAAATTCAAGTGCTCAATATATCGAGGATAGCTATGAAACAGGACCAACCATCACAAGTGGGATTACAAAAGTGATTTCTTTTGAACTATCACCTACATTTAGTACATCATTAAGTCAGATAAACCAGTGGAATGCCTATGGTAAAAGTGTCACCACTTTATCTGGCCAAGGTGATACGACAATAAAATCTTGTGATTTTGTACATTCAGTTAATGGTGACCTTGGACAGATCTATATCAATACAGGATTAAAATCTTGGTTCACCAGATAGTTTATCAATTACGAGTTTATAGAATTAAAAGAAGTTAGGGATTATATGGCAATTATTAAAGAGTTAGATACGAAGTTTGGCGTCCAAGCTTCGTATCACCGAATTACTGCATTTAATATCAGTTATACAAGTAAGAAAGTTATTTTATGTGTCGCAACTTATCTATCAAAAGAAGCTAGACAAAACTTAAGTGAACCGATTGAAGAAATAGATATTGAAATCCCTCTAAATGATTTCAATACATTTTTAGAAACTAACCCCATTGAACGAGGTTACTTATGGCTAAAAGAAAATGTTTTAGGGCTTTGAAGATGCAAGAGATGATTTTGATATTTTAGAACCTATCATTGAAATAGAAGAAATAAATAATGATGAGCCAATTACTTAAGCAAATAGAAGATTTGTTTCCCACTTCAAAAATACTACTTGTTTACTATTGTGGATCCATTGCATATGGACTGCAAGATGAAAACAGTGATGAAGATGTTACGGTTGTTCTTGATAACTTTAAGGGGAACATTCATTTAAATCTAGATAAACTTGATTTGTTTGTGTTCTCTAAAGAAAGATTTATTCAAAGACAGCACTTTGATGAAACGATAACTTCATATCATAGAGCAAGTGCAGACACTTTAATGAGGATTGATAAAAATATGATTTATTTAGATTCAACATTTTCTGGTGAACTAGAAAATGTTAGAAATTATGATTCAAAAGAATTCATGTTAAACCACTTAGAAGCTCAAATTGATTATGGAAAGATGCGTTTTGAGTTAAATCAAAAACTTGAAATCACATTATCATATCTTTAGATTAAGAGGTATGATTGATAATTATGATAAAACAGGATACTACAATTTAACTGTGTTAGAGCCTTGGTATTCAAAGATGAAGAACTATAAAGGCAATTGGGATAATGAGATAGGCCAAACCTATCTAAAAGAACTAGAAGAAGAACTACAATACTTAATAGAATACAGAGATAGGATGATGAGTGGTGGCTTGGGATAATTTAATTACATTTTTTAGAATGGAAAACTTAATCTATTGGATTGTAACCATGGTTGTGGTTATTTTAACAACAATCAAACAGTTTAATAGACAAGATCGAAAAAGCAAATCAAGTAATGATGAGATTTTAACTAACCTTCAAAAGATTGATAGACAAAATGTTAAAATGCTTAATCTACTAGAATTGCATTCTCAAGATATTAGATCTTTAAAGAAAGACGTCAACATCTTAGAACATCGGGTATCCAGGTTAGAAGATTCACAAGTAAATATTTATAAACGTCTAGGAGGACAAAACAGTGACAATACTTTAAATTGTTTTGATTGTGATTAATTTAGCGCTATTAGCGCTTTATATCACATCTAAATTTAAAGATAACAAAAGCTTATCAGAGGTTATTAAGGAAGTCAAAGATGATATAAAACAATCATCAGAAGTCGTATCTGAGCTTATATCAAAAGCAAAAGATATTGTCTTTGATGAAACAGTACAAAAGACAATCAAAGAATTCATTATGATTGTGGAAGAAAAGAACCAGCTAGCAAAAACTAAAGGTGAGGCATATCTTAATGGTGATGATAAGAAACACGCAGTTATTGGTAGACTCAGTGAATGGGTAGCAAACCTTACAGGATCAACAGAAAATGCGATTCACTTTGTCGAAGATAATCAATCTAAGATAGAAGCCATTATTGATGACTATATTTCATTTAGTAATAAGATGTATGGTAAATCTACATTATCTGAAGCTGAAAAGATTATTGCAGAGAAATTATTAACACAAATAAATAGAATAAGTTTTAAACCAACCCTAGGCCATTGAATGAGTGAAATCATGCAATGGCTTTTTGCGTTTATATGACATTTTAATAAATTTGAAAGTCTTTAGAAATGAATGTTCGATTTAAACAAAAG